GGTTTGTTAGCTATTGTTCTAGCAACTGATTCCGCACTGCGTCCCACGACGTAACCGCCCAAACCTATCTGGAGAAGACCCCAAACATCGCCAGGCAATTCAAAGGAGATAACAGCTCCCGTGAATATTTTTACAACTGGTCCTAGAATATAATTCCAGACCAAAATAAATATTAATACGTACATTAACAGGGGCCTCCAGCTCGATGCAAAAGCACCCGCTTTGGCCTCTGCCTCAATAATTTTTGCTGCAGCTTGTAGTTCTTGTGTATTAGATTGTAGTAATTGAGTTTGTAGTTGTGCTTTTAATTTTTCTTGTAAGTCTTTATCAGGTACTGATTTTTCAATTGTACTAAAAAGAATTTTTGCAAGTGGCGCAACTGCTCCCAACATTTGAATCATTAAAATACGCCTTTAAAATCTGTTCCTTTAATAGCTATTCCTGCTCCTCTAGCTTTGTTCTTGCTAGACTTCACCATTCCACCAGATGCCATCATCTTAGATTTACCAGCTTCTGATAAAGCAATTGCTATTGCTTGTTTTGGATTTTTAACTTTTTGTTCAGATTTACCAATGTTGAGTTCTCCTGCTTTAAACTCTTTCATTACTTTAGAAATCTTTTTTTGTGACTTATCTTTTTTCATAATATACCTTTAGTGTAAGTTTGTGTTCATTGGTAATGAAAACGTAATGCCCTTTGCATTAACAGCGTCTTTGAAAACTTCTGCTGCTTGTTCTCTACCTAAAGCAGTAACATAAATCCATCTTGCCATACCTAAATAAGCTGCGCCTATTTCAAATATGTCTTTACCTTCTTCTAGGTAAGTTAACATCTCTTCGTGGATGTTTGACATCATTTCTTCTACCGCTTTATCTTTTTTGTCCATTATCATAGAATAAATCTTTTAAAGGTATAGTCAATACCTACTGTTGTTTGTTCTTAGTAGACATTCTTAATTTAGCAATATCTTCTTGAGATTCTATTCTAGCAGCATCCGCCATCATCTTTTGCTGTAGTTTTTGTTGGTCTAGTAATATTTTTTGTTGAGCTATTTGTGCATCAGATAAATTATCTTGTTGTCTTATTTGAAGTTCTTTAGCTTTTAATTCAACTATAGGATCTGGTGCAGCGCCTCCAGATATTTCTGTAGACTTAGCTTTTACTTCTTGAGTAAACTGAGCTTCTAATTGTGCAATCATAGAAGCTTTAGCAAGTTCAATAGATTGAGGATCCATACCTTGAGTTTGCATTTGTCTTATTTGAACTTCAGCTTGTTCTTGCGCTTTAATAGAAACGTGTTCCATAATATGTTTTTGTAATTTCATAGCTGACATTGGATTAGCTACAATCATTGGACTAGAACCAAATACTAAATGCGCCAAGATATGAGCATCGTGATTCTGACCTGGGAATGCATATAAGTTTTGTTGATCTTCTAATGAGTCGGCATTTTCAATTGCTGGATCTTTTGGTTTAGGCTGTTCTTCTTTTTTAAGAATATTATCTATGTTTTGTACTCCCATGGATTCATACATCCTACGATATGCTTCTCTTAAGTTATGTAATGCAGGAGCTGATTGAGCAAGTTGTAATTGTGTTTGTGCCATTGTTACTCTTTGCGATATAGAAAATATATTTGGATCAGATACTGGAATAACATCTACTCTACTATCAAAGTCTGTTTGTTTAATATAACGATCTCCACCTACAACTTCATAAGGGTAAACCGGTGGAAGATATTCTGAAAATACTTTTGCTAATAATTTAAATTCTGTTTTTAAAGAATAATGTAATCGTTTATGGATTGCAGAAATAACACGAGATCCTTTTTCAAGAAGAGCAATCGTTGTTCCAACGGGTGCTTGTGAATTAGAATCAGCTGTTGGTAGATCTGCAATAGATGCAAATCGTTTACCTGCTTCTACTACAAACGATAATAATGAATATAGTGTTTGAGAAGGCTCTTTAAATGGAAGCGTCATGATAGAGGCTCTTAGGTCTCCAGCTGGTGCATCTACATCTCTAAACTCACCTGGTTGAATTGGTTCAGCATCGTCTCTAACTCTTAGCCCTCTAGATTTAAATCCTGCTGGTAAATTTGCTAAAGTTCCTGCATCTAGTAATTGTCTAAGCACGGAAGTAGCTGTACGTGACAATCCACCAATCATATGAATTAAACCAAATCCATAAAATCCTAAACCTGGTAAAAATTTATAATGAACAAAATATTGTCTTTTCTTTTTAAAAGGATCATCTTCGCTATAGTTTCTATAGATAGATAAAATCTCTCCACTACTTTCTTCTATAGTTACAATGTAAGGAACTTTAATTCCTGTTTCTTCTCCATCTTCATCCTTGTCACCAAATCCTTCTAGATTTAATAATGTATGCATTTCATATAGAGTAACTTCATCAGAGTCTCCTCCAACTTTTTTAACTCCTTCTATGTCACTTACTTTTTCTTTAACTTGATCTTCAATGTTTGTTGTAGATGGATTAATTTCTACGTCTCTATAAAAACCTGCTACTTGTTTTTTTCTAAATTCATTAGAAGACATTTTAACAACATGGGTAACTCTTTCACATGTTTCTAAATCTGTCGCTGTGTAGGGAACAACTAAATCTTCTGCTGGAATAAATTTTGATACGGCTCTTTCTAATCCTTCATCATAGTAAACTTTTTTAAATGTAGATCCTGATAGCGGTAAATAAAATAACATCTGATCCATGTCAGGAGTATAATCTTCCATAACATCTATGATCTGATAGTTCATGAAATTTTTAACACGAATAGATTGCTCGTATACTTCTGGAGTTTCTTTACCTACAATTTGTACATTGACTGGGCCAGAACTTGGCATCAGTTCTTTATAAGCTTGTGCTTGAAATTGAGTAACGGATTCTGCTAGTAAAGGATGGGTCACGCCACTTGCGTCACGGAAAGGTTGATCTCTTTGTTCGTACTTAAATCCTAAAAGATCTAGTCCTTGTGTGTAAGTTGTTTCCCAATCTTTTCTTGAATCTTTGTCATCTTTAAATTCTGTAATTAGTTCTGAGGATAAAGAAGATAAATCTCTTTCATCCATTTTCTCTGCAATGTTTTCATTGAACTCAGTATCTATTTCTTTTCCTGGTTCAAAATTAATTTCAACACCTTCTTCATCTTCAGTAATCTCAACCCCGGGTTCTTGTGCAATGCCACTAGGTAGCTCTACATCAGTTGCCTCAACATTTCCTTGTACGGGTGGTAAATCTTTTTCTATTGCCATTAGAATATTCCTCTAAATTTAAATCCTTTAATTGCAGCCGGAGCTCTTCGCTTTTGAGCAGCCTTTGAGTCTACATACTTTTTAGGTGTTTTTCTAGTTGTTTTTCTCATGGAGTATCCTTATACTTAATAGCTTTGTTTTTCAAGACAATCTATCTAAATCGTGCACATCACGAGGTCTTCTATACTCTGCCCATCTACATTCAATTACCATGACTTCATCATTGTCATTTACAACTCTAATCTCTTGTCCCCATGGTTTAGATTCAATCCAATACTGCATATAGTTTGGAATAACGGTTATACTAGATCCTGGTTTATATTTTCTTTGCATAAATTATTTTATGTGCCCCTTTCTTTACTTCTTTAAAATTATAATAGTTTAATACTCTACCGATTAAATTCATGTCGTAAGTTTTATGATCATCAAAAACAAATACTGCTGTAGATGAAGAACGATTTGCAAAAAAGATAGCTTCTTCTAAAACTTCTTTAGTTTTATGTGGGCCATCAAAATGAACTAGATCATAAACATTATAAATTGTTTCTTTAGAATTATCATAGACTGGAACTCCATCATGATATCGCTTCATGAATTCTTTATCTGTTAAGTTAAAAAATTTAAAGTTAGGATAATAACTTAAATCTTTTAATAAAGTGTCTCGCATTTGATTTGTGTAATCTGCAGTATAGGCAAGATTATTATCATAGTGTGCATAGTTTAAATTACCATAAGGATCTATACCAAAATGATAATGAGGCTTTGCTACATCTTTGTAAGTATCTAAAATTATTTTAGAACCTAATCCTTCTCTCACCCCAATCTCAACAGTGATGATTGAATCTTGATGTGGATCAACTTGCTTCATGTCGCATGCTTCTTGCAACAGGTCGTATTCTTGACTATCGCCGTTAATCATTTTTCCATCTTTTAAATTTTAATTTCTCCATGCCAATCATTTCAAAAGATAAATTAGCATCATCTAATCTTTCTTCTAAATGTAGAGCATGTTGTTCTAGATCTTTTATTTTTTGTTCTAGAATTTTTCTTTGTTCTGAGTGTGATAACTTTTTCATTAGTAATATATCCTTCTTGGTTTTTCTTTTTTCTCGTCTTCGTAGTCATCTTTTAACCTAATAAAGTTTGCTTGTCTATATCTTAATACTGCTTGCACCGTAGAATCCACATAGTCATCATGATCTCCATTTGGAAAGGCTGCACACTCATCGACCACTTCTTGTGCTGCATGGCTCATCGGTGCCCAGATCATACCTCCTTCAAACAAAGGTGATACTGCGTTTACTCGTGCATGTTTATCATTTCCCCTGCTAGGTGTATAATTGACAATAGGTATTCCAAGTTGTCTAAGTTCGTGTGTAAGTGGTAATCCCGAGGCTTTGGCTTCTATGATAACTGTATCAGGATTATATTTTTTATATTTCTCAATTGCTATTCGTTTAAGTTCTGGAAACTCCCATCTACCTTTTTCAGCATCCATTAATATTAAATGACCATTGGGTGAATCTGGTAAATAGAAAACTCCCCACGTTGTAATAGCTGAATAATCCGATGTTTCTTTTTTAGTGTAAGCAGTGTCGTAACTTTGGATAATATGTTCTACACTTGGCATATAATTTTTATCCCAAACTCTCCACCATTCTGGTTTGATAATTGCAGACTCTACGGCTGTTGGATCTTGCTGCCATTGTGCATTCCATTTACCAACGCTTAAAGAAGCTTTTACTTTTTCAAGTTCTTCTATATTCCAATATTCTGGCCAACAAGGTTTGCCGGATTCAAAGATAGCTGGAAAATTAATGACTTCCCATTTATCTGATTTAACATCTTCAGCTTGAGCTCTAACTAACTTACCTGTTAAATCTTTTGTACTCCATCTGGTCATAACAACCACAATGGATCCACCAGGTTGTAAACGTTGTCTAGGGCCAGAAGTATACCATTCATAAGCATTATCAAATGCTGTGCTTGAATTAGCATCTTGTTCTGAATGCGGGTCATCAATAATTAATAAATCAGCGCCTCGTCCTGTAATAGCTCCTCCGGTACCTGCTCCAAAGTATTCCCCAGCTTTATTTGTTTCCCAGCGACCTGATGCTTTTGAATCTTGTGCTAAGGTTATGTCAGGAAATATTTTTTGATAATCAGCAGTATCAATTAAGTTTCTAACCTTTCTACCAAAACGATAGGATAGTTCTGCTGTGTGGGTTGTTTGAATAATTTTTAATTTAGGATTACGCCCAATCATCCATGCTGGAAATAAATAGGAAGCAAATTCAGATTTAGTATGTCTTGGTGGCATATTAACAATTAAACGTTTCAATTTACCTTGAGCAACTAATTCAAATTTTTTTGCAATTTCTTTATGATGGTATCCAGAAATGAACTCGGGCCAAACGGCTTTTACAAAGTCTAAAAATTTTTCACGCGCTAGTTTTGATTTTGTTTTGAATAATAAATTTTTATAAACATTATAGACATGATCTGCTTTTTCAGGATCAATCTTTCTTAGGTTGCTAATAATACTTGCAACCTTCTTAGCATCTATATTTTTTCTATCATCTGGCATAATAAACACCGCAGCTTTTGGCTGATAACTGTATGAGTAAAACAGACTATATATACTTAACCTATAAAGTACAGGGTACATTTTAGGGGGTGGGGGGTCAGAAAAAAACTTAATAGGTTTTAAATTCCCGCAAAAGTTGCACGGCTCAGGCTACACG